CCCCTGACTTGCTTAAAGCAAGCTCTGCTCTTCGATGGACCTGGTTAACCTAACCAGGTCCACTTCCACGATTTACGGATGGATCGTAGATCCACGTAGAACCCTGGGTCAACCGGCTTGGAACCTATTGGTACCCGATAGGGGACCTCAAAGGCATCATCCATAACTGGATGCCAATCGGTCGACTCGGCTTGAATCGCAGACTCATGTGTGAGTTGCCATCTTAGCAACTCCCCCCAATCGGGGGGATGACGCTCAATAGCGGTGCATCTTGGCATGAGAATAAGGTGTTCATATCGCTGTAAGGACTTATTATAGACCCTACGACGAAAAACATCATTCGAACTGTTAGGAGACAACCTGAGCGTGCAAGGCACGTCAAGAAGTGTCCTCGGGAACACGTATCGAATCTTCGCTTGGATCTCATCGATCATAAGCGGGATCGTATCGTGATACCCGTACTTTGCAAGTATTTCATTGCAAAAGTCAGCAGCGCGCGCGATTCCAAGAACGGATGAATCGAAGCCCTTCTTTATCTTAATCGGGGTTACATCACTACCGAGGTAGTAATCACCCCCGCAAGACTCACGAAAAGGCCCAGATAGATAACTTTTATGCTTATTGATCTTTAAATCAAGTGAGCATAAGTCACTGCATACCTCGTCGGCGTATCTAACGTCGACAAGGATGTCATCCCCGTACACAAAGACCTCAGGCTTTTTGACCTGCAGTCTAAACTGCGTAGCCATAGCGCTAGCCCAAAAGACTAGCGCCTCTACTGGAAAGCAAACGGAAGACCCCATAGGGGCAAACTTCCGAAGCTCAACGACCCTTCCATCAGGCAACAGAGTAGTCGGTGTTCGACATGCCATGAGGCATTCCAACCAATCGTTCGGGAAAACATCCCTGACGAGTGATAAAGATACTCTGTCTGATGCATCTTTCATATCAATAGTAGCCAACTCGCCCGTCACTGAAGATAGGCGAGCTAGCTCTCTATTAATTGATTGATCCGTGAAATTAATATATCCACGGGTGAAGGGTCTGGCCTCGAGGTGCCGATACATCAACTTCATGATCCCCTGCTGAATAAACATATGTTCAGCAGGCTCACAAGAGATGATGCGCGGTCCCCGACTATCCTTTGGCACGAGACAAATACGTGCTTGTGGGATACCAGACTCAGACCTCTCTAGAGAATCCAGGCTATCACAAAGATGGCCCAGACCGCTAAAGAAATGGTCAGCATAACTATAAACAGCGTCGAGGTTTTCAAAAAACCTAAAGCTGTGATACTTATCCTGATTTTTGGTTCGGCAAGCGGTAGCACCGCTGCCGTGCGACGGAGATATGTTATAAGGGTTAGCACCTTTCAGTGCTCGTCCCACATATTCGCGCATCTTGACGACGTGAGGAATCGATCCTCTGCTGTCGCTCGATAAACTTTCATCCGTAAGGACGAAAGCATCGAGAAAATCACGAACCAAATCTGAATCATATGGAGCCTCCAGTTTATAGAAGAGATACGCTAGTTGCCTAACGTAGTCCACGGCTAACGGGTCGCCCCGAAGTGCACACCTCAATGGGAAGTCGAGTACTTTAGTCTCGACCGAACTCTCCGGCTGACCGGCTAGAGCCCCATCAAGCGCCCTTCCCACAGAGGGAAGGGAATGTGTAAAAAATCGGGCGCCCACTTTCTTCACTTCATCATTGATCATAGCTTTAGACAAGCGTCGATCAATGACAGAGTGAAAGCGACGGTTGATCGCTAAGGCCCACCAAAGATTGGTGAGCAGAGGCACATCATCTAACATGAGTAGTCTCCTTAAAAGTGACTCACCGTGGGGCATTTTATCTCCCCATTGTGCACAAAAGCTCTTTAGCCAAAGTGCAGGTATCGCTGCCAGACGCACGGGAAAATTACATCTCCCCGTTCAACATCTGGACAAACAGCGAATTACCGGCGCCGGATGCCACGAAGTTGAGTACTTGATTCAACATCTTGATCAGCTCGGCATTGGTAAAAGCAGTGTTTGCCGGACGGATCGTCGTCAAACCGATCGACGCCGTTCCGGGCACGTTCAACGAATCCAGCATAGTTTTGCTGTTTTTGAGAACGTGGCGCCTCGTCAGATTCTTATCTACTGCCGTAGCAATAGTAAGAGTCTGTTCAGCCGGATAAGTTAATCCGGGAACTGAATAGATACCCCGATCGATGTCGACTGCACGAACAGAAAAACTGACCGTGTTAGTTGCAACATCTGTCGGTTTATCAGACGACAGCACAATGGGTGAATTAAAGCCCATGGTAGACCTCCAAAAAGTGGGAAGAAAGTGTTAAAGTAAGGATGATCACGATCAATAATCGCAACTCATCCGGACACTAACAATTTAACCAAAAACTTAATGATACTCTTGGTTGGACGTAGGAACTGTAAACAGTGTACGAACAGCAAGAGAATCAAAAGTCCCCCGTAACATTACTGAACGGGGTCATGGCTAAACTCCCGGTGGCAGTAGATGACGCAAACGACTGATTGGTCGCCCGCGTTGTCTTTCCACCGGATTGTACGACAAGGCAAAAGCCAAGCATGGCCTGCCTTAATGTCGGCCAATGAACGTCTAGTGCGCGAAGGGTCGAATAGTCAGGCAGCATAGGTGCTCGCTTGAACTTCTTCGATACTGTCGCAACACCTGGCCAAGAGGTAGAACTACTGACGGTTGAATTTACATCCAACCGCAAATAGGAACCTATGGACAAATCTTCCGAAAGTTGCAGATAAGAATCTGCTAATTCGACGGGGAGTTCCAGGGCATCAACTTTTAAGCTCTCCAGAAAGTTACCGACGCTGAAAAACCAATCAACGACGAAACTAAAGGGAACAGCTTCCCAGATGATGCGTGGGTTAAGCTCAAATCCGAGGCTATCTAACATGCCTCGGAGATATTCTTCCATCGTGTTCATATACCCCATGGGTTTGGGCACGAAGGTAAAATGAGCTGTGACTCGCTGACTACGCGATACATTCCACATACAAGGGCTTTTTATATCGCCCCCATAGTTGAATGTCCCCGTGGCAGACGAAGAGTTCTTGTATACGACCACCTGTCGGTGTTGGGTCTTACCCGCCATAGCCTTGAACTCTGCTAAACGCTTTTTCAAGGTTGTAACCGCAGAAACCATTCCGGAGATGTCACCAATAGTTGGGACAACGCCGAAACTGTACTGAAGTACCCCTCCTGATAATTGTTTAGCCGTATGTTTCAAATCGCCGCTTTTTACAGTACGAGCGATCGATTTGCCGCGCCACCAACTTGCTAATGACTTTAACTGCCCAATCTCCAAAAGGAAATTAGGCATATCGACAATAGTCAAGTCTGGTTTAGTTTTCAACCAAGCGTTGTTAACATAAACCTGTCCTTGTACCCCCAGGTGTTGCTCGATGGTATAACCACCGAGGGCTGCCTGAGCAATGGGTACGGCGACATCGTGAGCAGCGGCCGCTAGGAGATGACCATTATAATATTTGGTCCACCAACCAACAAAGCTAGGAGAGAGATTATTAACTCTCTGCGAAAGCAATGCTGGCTGTCCATAGCGGAAGGAAGTGCGTGTATGGTTACACATATTAGAATACGAGCGCTGAGCTCGCGGTCTAGTAGTGTAAACAATGTCCTCTGTACCAGAGGCCAGAGTGATCGTACCACCGCCAAAGAAACCAGTACTCGATCCGTCGGCCCTAAAGCCTTGAGACTGAGGTACTGTCCCTAAGACGGTAGGTTGCGAACGGCTTTTATGGACGATACGTCCAAGATTGCCAAAACTCATCACGAATCTCCTTATTCATACGTAGTCTTCCGAAGCACATATCTCTCGATATGCGAGACTCACCGAGGC